GCACCGATCAGGTTGGCATCGCGCAGGTTGGCACCGTTTTTGAGCGCCCACCTGACTGCCAAGCCAACCTTGAAGCGGCTGATGTCGTGTTCATCGCACTCAATTTCGGCAGTAAATTGGACCTTGCCAGTCCAGCGGTTGAGAACGTCAAACTTGATCATGACTGCACCATTGGAATGAGCGCATAACCCAGCGCTCCGGTTGCGATGATGATGAGAACGGCCATCACGTCGGTGATGTCAGCCTTGCGGATTGCGCTGATGAAGAGGCTCATGTGCGTCCCTCCGCCTTAGCGATTGCAATAGCAGCTTCAATCAGGGAGCCTGAAAAAGCGCTGTCGGCCATTCCGTAAGATTTTGCATCTTCCAGAAGCCCACGCAGTGCCGCCAGCATGGTTGGCGCGGCAGCAATCAAGCGGGCGTTTGCCTCCATTGTGGGCCACTCGTCCGGCGAGTTGTAGTCGCCATCAATGGCGGCTATTTCGTAACGAACGCCATCGCGCCCTAAGTGGGTGACAACGGTATCATCTACGGGACCAACGACCCATGGGGCTGGTGTGTGTGCGTTGCTCATGACAGCGCCTCCTCGATAGCTTCTTGGATTGCCTGCTGAACAGCCCGCAGACCATCGCCGGTGGTGAACCACGCTTCAATGACATCGGCGAGGCACACCGGCATCATGTAACGACGCCACGCACCTTCGTGATATTCGCGATAGCCAATGACGTGGCCCTGCTCGGTGTCGTAAACCGCTTCGATCTGGTCATTCATGCTCTCAATCGAGATGATGAACGGGCCGAACGAAAACTGCTCAAGCGACACGTTGACCTGCTCTGGAATGATGCTGGACTCGTAATTGGTGCCAGCAAATCCGGGCGGGTAGTGCGGGTGATTGGTGTATGCGGGCATTGCCTGTCTCCCTTGTGGTGTGGCTGGATAATGGCCCAACCCAAACGACACGTCAAGGACATTTTGTCTTAGTTTCGGAATTATTGGGGCTTGACGGTGCCGGACGGTCTGTCTTATAAATCCGCCATGACAAACGCAATCCCCAAGTGGGCACACATCGACGCCATTGCCGAACGTCTTGGCGTCAAGATCGAGGCGCGGCGCAAGTGGCGTCAGCGCGGTTCAGTTCCGCATCGGTGGCGTCTGCCGATCCTGCAAGCGTCTGGCGGCGTCATCCTGGCTGACGATTTTACCGCTGTAAAACCATTCACCCTTCCCCCATCGTGTTCCTCCCTGCGCGATGGCAACTGACGCGGCTTCGGTCGCGTCCTTTTATTCAGAGTGCGCCCATGTCCTTAACTGAGTATATCCCAACAGCCGCAGACCACGCAGCGCGTCGCGCACGAATGGGCTTCGCATCAGCATCCAGCCCGGTTGTCATTCCGGCCATTCAACCGCCAGCCGCCAAGCCAAAGCTGGACTTGAAGCCAAAGACGCCAGCGCCGCCGGCTGACACGGTTGCCAACCTGATCGCGAAATATCTTTACGTCTATACGCCTCAAGGCACCGTCGGGATGGCCGAAACCAAGCATCTTGTAGCGACTATTGCCAAGCGTCATGGCGTGACGTTTCAGGACATCATGGGACCGTGCAGGAGGGCCAAAATCGTGGCCGCGCGGTTCGAGGCTATCGTTGCCGTTGCGCAGGTCCGGTATATGTGGAGCTTGCCCCAGATTGGCCGGTTCTTCGGCGACCGCGACCATACCACAATCCTGCACGCCATCAAAACACAGGCCGTCAAAACAGGCGAGACCATCCGTGGTTACACGCCAGAAGAAGCGGCATATCTGCTCGACCGGCAGCGGGATAAGAACCGCTCGGCGATTCAGACCTACCGCAGCAAGCGCAATGCAAAGGTGGCATCGTGAGCCTGTCAGATTACCGAAACCTTATTGCCAAGAGCCATGGCGCATTCGTGCCGGTCGGCTTTGATGGTGACTTCGACCTGCCGTCATCGCTGTTTCCGCACCAGAAGGCAGCTGTTGAGTTCAGTCTTCGCGCCGGGTCTAGTGCGATGTTCCTTGACACCGGACTGGGCAAGACACGTTCCGCCCTTTCATGGGGGCAAGAGGTTGTCAGCCGCACGAATAAGCCGGTCCTGATGCTGGCCCCGCTTGGCGTCACGCGCCAGCACAAGACCGAGGCTGACGACATCGGCGTAGATGCCTGTGTTTCGCGCGACGGTGGACCGCAAGATGCGCGCATCGTCATCGCCAACTATGAGCGCTTGCACCTGTTCAACCCGTCTGACTTTTCCGGCATCATTCTTGATGAGAGTTCGATCCTCAAGAGCTTTTCAGGCCAGACCACGAAACGGCTGATCGAGGCATTTGCCCGCACGCCTTACCGGCTGGCCTGCACTGCTACGCCCGCGCCGAATGACCACACCGAGCTTGGCACTCACGCCGAGTTCCTCGGCATCATGACCCGCGACCAGATGCTAATGCGTTGGTTCCTGCATGACAGCGCAGACACCGGCACATGGAGGCTCAAGGGCCACGGCGTGCGCCCGTTCTGGGATTGGGTGGCGTCATGGGCAAGGTGCGTTAGCAAGCCTTCTGATCTGGGCTTTTCGGATGCCGGCTTTGATATGCCGGAACTGAACATGCACCGGCACCTAGTCGCGGCTGACCGCACAAAGGGGAAGGGCGAAGAGAAGGACGGACAAGCCCATCTGTTCCGAATGCCTGATATGTCGGCAACGTCCGTGCATCAGGAAAAGCGGCTGACATGCGAGGCTCGCGCTTCGATGGTTGCCGACATCGTGGCCAACGAGCCAAACGAGCCATGGACGGTCTGGGTCGAGACTGATTACGACGCCGATGCCATCATGGCGGCGATACCTGGAGCCGTCGAGGTTCGCGGTTCGATGACCGCCGAACAGAAAGAGGAACGGCTAACGGCATTCACGCAATGCCAGATCCGCGTTCTCGTCACGAAAGCCAGCATCGCAGGATTTGGCCTTAACTGGCAGCATTGCGCCCGCACTGTCTTTGCCGGGATGAGCTTTAGCTACGAGGCATTTTATCAGGCTGTTCGCCGGCATTGGCGCTTTCGCCAGACCCGCCCGGTTGATTGCCATGTTGTCTTTGCCGATACAGAAGCCGCCATCTGGGATGTTGTGAGCCGCAAAGCCGGCGACCACAACGCCATGAAACGCGAGATGACGCAGGCCATGGCCCGCGCCCATCGCACCGAAACCCGCCTTCATTCCTATGAACCCCGCAAGCAGGCGATTGTTCCTGCATGGATGATGTCATGACCAACGCAGTCCTCGACCAGCACATTTCCAACCGCTTCGCTGCATACAATGCCGACACGGTGGAGTTTACCGCCACGATGCCGGATAACAGCGTCGGGCTGTCTGTCTATTCGCCGCCATTCTCGCAGCTTTATGTCTATTCCGAGAGCGAGCGCGATATGGGCAACGTGGCAGACCATGACGAGTTCGCCGAACGCTATCGTTACCTTGTGCGTGAGCTTCTGCGCGTCACGAAACCCGGCAGGATCAGTGCCGTCCATTGCTCCGATCTGCCGACCAGCAAGCAGCGTGACGGCGTAATTGGGCTGTTCGATCTGCCGGGTCTCATCCGCCAAGTTCATGAGGATGAGGGCTGGGTTTACCATTCCCGCGTGACCATCTGGAAATGCCCCGTGGTCGAGATGACCCGCACCAAGGCGCACGGCCTGCTTTACAAGACACTGCGCACCGATGGCAGCCGGGTTCGTGTTGGGATGCCTGATTATCTGATGGTGTTCCGCAAGGAAAGCGACGGCAAGACGCCAGAGCCGGTGACACATGATCCCGGTGTTTATCCTGTCTCATGGTGGCAGGAAGCGGCATCGCCGGTCTGGACCACGATTGACCAGACAGACGTTCTGAATGTTGCCGTGGCCCGCGATGACAAGGACGAGCGGCACCTTTGCCCGCTACAGCTGGACGTGATTGAGCGCGCCGTGCATCTGTGGAGCAACACGGATGATCTGGTTTACTCGCCATTTATGGGCATCGGATCGGAAGGCTATGTGTCGATCAAGCATGGTCGCAGGTTCGCCGGCACCGAGCTAAAGCCCGCGTATTTCAAGCAGGCTGTTCGCAATCTCAAGATGGCAGAGGATACTGGCACCGAGGGCGATCTGGTGTCAAAGATGGTGGCCGCATGATGACCGTAACCCTCGGATGGCCGTCCCGCGCCCTATCCCCCAACGCACGCACCCACTGGGCAACGCTGGCGAGGGCGAAGAAGGCTGCGCGGAAGGAAGGGTTCTACGCAGCCCGTGCGGCTGGCGTGCTTGCTGGCGTGTCGTCTGTCAGCATCCAGGTAACGTTCATTCCACCGAACGCCCGTCGCCGGGATCTGGACAACCTCATCGCTTCACTTAAGCCGCACCTCGACGGCATATCAGACGCTATCTTAATCGACGATAGCCGCTGGATCTGGGCCGCACCTGTCATGGCAAAGCCTGAAAAGCCCGGTCGCGTCGTCGTCACGCTCACGCCTGTTGAGGTGGTGGGATGACCCGCTGGTATCGCGCATACGCTGGCACGATTAAGGACGACAAGCTTGCCGAAGCTGCCGTGGTGGCTGGCTGTTCGCGCAGTGTCGTCATTGCCACATGGCACGCCATCCTTGAGAGCGCAGCCGAGACGGCAGGCGGTGGGCGGTTTGATACAACATCGCGCCGGGTGGCCGCTGCCCTTGGCGAGCCTGCCAGCGTCATTGAAGCGGTGTTCAGCGCCATGCAGGAGATCGGCTTAGTGTCTGGCTCGGAAATCCCCGCATGGAAGCGCCGGCAATACGAAAGCGACAACAGCACGGAACGCTCACGGAAGCACCGTGAAGCGGCACGCAACGGCAATGCAACGTTGCAGGGACGTTGCGCAACGCCCCCAGATACAGAGACAGATACAGAGAAGAAAGAAACTACGTTAAAAGGCGCGAGCGCGAACGGCCTTGACAAGCTTGAGGACCAATGCAGGGAAGCCGCAGGATGCGAGAACAGCACCTCGCCAAGCCTTTTTGACTTGTCACCCATTCGTCGCTGCCTTGCCGGTGGTGCATCCCTCGAAATGGACATTCTACCGGCTCTGCGGGCCATCAAAGCGCGGGGCAAATCCATTTCATCGTGGAAATACGCCGAACAGCCCATCATGGACGCTAAAGCCAGCCGGGAGGCCCCGGCAATGGCTGGAAACGTGACAATCCCCCAGCCGAGAGGCCAGCCGCCACCCGGCAAGGTCAGCAATAACCGCCGCATTCTGGACGCACTCAACGCTATGGAACCGCACGATGTCAAATTCACAACCAGCCACGACGGACCAGTGCAAATCAGCACTTCGCGCCCTGTTCTCGACGTTCTCGACGGGCGACAAGGGAGAACCGGCTGAGATTATTGCCACCTACCTGATTGCCTGTTCCGGCTATCCGCTGCGGGCCATTGAGCAGGCTGTCATCCGGTTTATCCGTGGCGAGGTGGATGCCCACGATGGCCGATTTGTGCCGACATCGGCAGAGTTGAGCCGGGAGATATCCAGGTGCTTCACGTCGATGCTTCCGCCACCAGCGCCGAGGGCGGTTTGGCTTCCGTCACCTGAACGCCAAGAGCCAACCGAAGCCAGCAAGGTGAATGTGCGGGCGAGGCTTGCACAATTGAAACAGCAAATTGCCGAACGCCAAATGAAGGAAGCGACATGAGCGACATCGAACAAATGAAAATCTTGGGCTTCGGTTTGGGAGCATGTGCGAACGGTTTCATTGTCACCGTCACGTTCGCAGATGACGAATGCGAAATTGAAGAGAATTACATCGCGACGGACAAGAACCATCTTTCAACGCTCGTTAGCGGGTTCATCAGCCGCATCAATGCACCAACGCAACCCCTCAAGGTCATTCAGAAGGAGACCCGGCAGTGAGTATGCTCAGCAAGAACGACCCGCAAATGAACAACAGCCTAGCTGGCCGTGCCATGCGCGAGGTTTTGAACGACGGGCCACCTGAAGAATTTGTGGACATCCTCGCAAGCGCTGACAGGGCTTTGGATATTGAAATGGGCGCATCGTGGGAAGTCATCGTGACAGCGGCAGCGGTTCACGGTGGCATCGAATTCGACACAACAGATCCCGAAACTGGCGAGCCAGATGATACCGCGCTGGAAGATGCGCTCAACGTCATTTTGGACGCTTCAAATATGGATCATTGCTTGATGGACGAGGCCATCAGGCAGGCACATCAGATGATTGACAAGGCAGCAAAGGGAAAAATGGCATGAGCAAGGACGCCAAGTTTATACCCAATGATGATACGGTGGTTATATTTTTTCAAACGAGTTTAGACGACGACGGGTATATGGTTGAAATTGAATATATCGAAAAAGGTATAGAAAAAAACGGAACATTTCACGTTCCAACCAGAGACGAGTTGAAATCAACGTTAGACCAACTGCACGAGCACATGATTGAACTCGGTTCATCGCCAACATCGGAGGCATTTCAATGAACGCACGCATGGACATCAAGACTTGGCGCAAGTCCCGCAACGGCAAGGCATACGCCATCAGGATCGGCAGCACATGGACCAACGACAAGGGCGTGACGTATCTGGAATTTGACGCGCTCCCATTGTCAGACGAGCAAGGCCGTGTGTCCTGTTTTTTGGAAGAGCCTCGCGAGCGAGCAGAACCGGGCGTGCAGGGCTTCGCTCGCCAGATGGCACCGGAGCGAGCCGGCCCGAAGCCGATCCCGCTCGGTGGGGACGAAATTCCGTTCTGAGGGCATCGCCATGAGCATCCGTAAAACCATCTACAGCCGGCAGCGTGCTCATGGCTTCGCCTTTGCCCAGACCAGCGGGCAGGGGATGTATCTGGAATGGGCAGAAAGCAAAAGCGACGGCTGCGGCATCTTCTGGCGGTGCGACAGCCAGCCATTGCTTGAGCCTCGGAATATGTGCGTTCCGGCTCAAGAGCCAATCCCCGTAAAGTTTCCCGGCACCGATTACGTGTTCACGCCGGTCTGACAATGCGTCGCGTCGAAACCATCATCAATGGCAAGAGAGGATACATCATGGCTCGTGCTGGCAGGAAGCGGAAAACAGATGTCGAGCGCTATCCTGGCGGGCGCATCGTCAAG